AAAGTGATTCCCCTCCTCCGTTCCTGAGAGAACTATACCAGCTGGAAGATGTTTCTTATGGTACATGATATCTTTCACTAGGGTTGATTTACCGGTATTACGTTTTCCAATAAATACACACACTTTATCATCAGCGATACCTTCGGGTTTGAACTTCTTCAATTGAAGATTCATTCTACAGTAGTGTCTCGTTTTATTTAACAAAATTTTACTCACATACTGTAGGAATGTCGGGTCGCTTGATGCTGGCTGCCACTGGAGTCCAAGACCAGTGGCTCACAGGAGATCCACAGTTTTCGTATTTCCTGATGAATTTTAGGAGACACACAAAGTTCGCGATTGATTATGTAGAATGTCAATTTGATGGCGTTGATCTGGATTTTGGTAAAACCCTTCATTATCATATACCAAATGATAAAGGTGATCTGATTAACAATATGACACTAAAAGTTACATTGGATGACCCCTCACCTGGGGGTGATGAATGGTCCCCCTCTATTATTTCACATTTGGTGGAGAGTGCTGAACTTCTCATAGGTGGTCAGAGTATTCAGAAAATCACAGGGGAATACATTTACATGCATCAGCAGATTAACAACACCGATGATGACACTGATCAGACGGTTTACTTTCTAAATGGTCATGGTGGACTCTTGAGTTACAATGGTAATTACACATACTTTATGGACCTTCCATTTTACTTTTACCGTAACCCGAGTTTGTCTATACCAACATGTGCCCTCACAAAACAATTAGTTGAGGTTAAAATTAAATTGAGACCTCTCAGTCAACTTATAGAGGGTGGTGCATCTGGGAATGTTTCAGCGAATCTTATAAAGTGTTCTATAGACACAGAGTTTGTATTTCTCACAAATAGAGAACGTGATTATCTCATGACTAGACCGATTGATTATGTTATCACACAAGTTCAAATGTCTCAATTTGTCATGAAACCCGGTGAGAATACTAAATCCGTAATGTTGAATTTTTCACACCCAGTGAGGGAACTCTTTTTTGTATCTCAATCAGAGGAGGCTGTGAGAGCCAATCATCCAAATAGGTATAATACTATTACAAATGTGAAACTTAAGTTTAATAACGAGGTGGTGTTTGATAGAGATCGTAAGTTTCTTGTCTACGAACAGGCTCTAAAGTATCATGTCAGTCCCCCAGAATACGTAGCTGGTACGAACTATAAACAGTCGGAGTTTGGTATGTATAGCTTTTCCCTCAACCCAGAGGTGTACTACCCAACTGGGCAAGTCAATATGAGTAGAATATCTCATAAACTTCTCACAATTCAAATAAACCCCTTAAATGCAAATGACAATAACAATACCAGAGTATACGCAGTCAACTACAACATACTTCGTGTGAATGCTGGTTTAGCAGGTTTAAAATTTTAGAATGTTATATTAGTAATGGCTGGTCGTGTACAGCTTTTAACATCTGGACCACAAGATAGGTTCTTCACAATTAATCCAGACTATACATACTTTTTACAGAGTTTCAGAAAACATACAAACTTTGCAAAAGAATATGTGAATATAGATCCAGAGACCACTGCTGACTTTGGAAGTAAAGTGAGATTTAGAGTTTCTCAAAATACCGGTGACTTACTGACAACTCTCAGTGTGAAGATTAAGTTACCAATCATTTCCACCCTCATTTACGATGATCCTAGATTTATAGAGTCTATCGGTCATGCTCTCATAGAGCATGCAGATCTCATCATCGGTGGGAAGGTTATTCAGAGGTTACCAAGTGATTATCTTCAGATTTACACTGAACACAATGTCACTCAAACGAAACAGAGAGCCCTCAAGGAGTTGATTGGGAAATATCCAGAACGCACAGTATCAGAGAGAGTATCAGACAAAGATATACTTGGTGTGATCGGAACAGCTACTACAGAGGATGAGTTCTTCGTGGATCTCCCCTTTTATTTTTACAATAATCCAGAATTGGCGATACCTCTCTGTGCCATAAAGAAACAAGAAGTTGAAGTTGAGATTCAACTTCGCAATCATGATCACTTGATCATAAAAGGTTCTAATGGATCTCTTCAACCTGTGACACCTGGGACTATTCACCTAAAGGATTTTAGATTATGTGCAGAAGTTATATTCTTAGAATCATGTGACCGAATCAAAATTGAAACAGAAAAGACGGATTATGTGATCACGCAAGTGCAACAGAATATTTTTGATATCGCTCAAGGTGAACAGGAAGGTGGTTTCAAATTAGATTTTGTAAACCCAGTGAAGGAACTCTACTTTGTGATTCAAAGACAAGGTGATATAGGTACCGCACAGGGTGAGTTTATAACACCATTTGATTATGATAACACTTTAGCCGATACAGGTGGTAAATACATTCTTTATGAAAACCTTAACTATCTGACACTTGACCTAGATGGTCAGCCAATTATTACAGAGGAAACAGGTAATGTCATTTTTCTTAAAGCTGTTCAGGCAGCGATTCATCATTCCAAGACTCAACTCATCAGACGATTTTATTCATATAGTTTTGCACTAGAACCTGAGAAATGGTATCCAACTGGGCAGATCAATTTCAGTCTCTTGAAAGAGCAAATCCTCAACCTAAGTCTCACACCTTGTGTGGATTATAAACGTCAATTGAGAGTCTACGCACTCAGTCACAATATTCTTCGTGTTGGTGAGGGAACTGCCAGAACTCTTTTTGACGTCAAGTATTAAAGATGAATATGCAAACCGGCTTCGGTGATGATGCTAACACAATGCTTGAGCAATACATTGAAACAATAACCGACCTTGTTCTCCCTGTTTTTGAAAAGAGTACCATACTAGCAGCCGAATACTCCAGAGCGTGTGGAAGAGATACTCTAATTCCAGAAGACCTGGAGTATTCGATGAAATACTGTGCTATGAAGACGGTTGGGGATACAATTGGGCCAATGTTTCCAGAGATTTACGACGAAGTAGACTCGGATGACTCAGATGAAGAAATGGATTGTGTACCTGTAGAGGATTGTCCCATCTTTGAAAGGTATTCAGGAACAGATCCAAAGTTTATCCTAATTAATGAGGCCTATGATAGTTGGAACTCGTGGGTGCCACAAAACCCAGTAGAACAGATGTTAAAAAAGGCTACTGATGAACTCGTGGATGCCGCCAGAAACGGGCAGAATCCATGTTAAAAAATACTAATTAATAGTAATGACCACATGGCAGTCGTCTGATGAGCCAGAAGGTTGGACGAATTCCGAGTATAAATCATTTAAGGTAACAAATGAAGACGAATCAGAATCCAGTACAGAAGATGATTCTTCAGATGATGAAGAGCAAATATTTGCCATATCACCTGTTGTCAGGAGACCCAAGTATAAGAAATTAGTAGAGAAAGAAGAACTTTTACCTGAATAAAATTTTCTATATATATGTTATAATATACAATGGAAGCTGCTTCCGCTCAAGCTCTCAAGACTGTCAATCTCGTATCCCAAGAACTCGAGACTCAATCACTCAACGCCATTGTCGCGGGATTTTCCTTCGCGGCTGCCATGTCATGGATGGATCTCGTCCGTTGGTTCATCCAACAGGTAATCAAGGTGCCCAAGAACGGTGGTTCTCAGTACGCTCTGACTGCGATCCTCACTACCCTCCTCTCCATCGCGGTATACCTGATCATCTCCACTATTTCTACCCGTGTTTCTAAACCTGCTAAACCTGTGTACGCGGTTACCCGGTAATTTTTGGTTTACGCTTCATAAGAATTAGGAGAACCAATCCAATAAACACAATAATACCGATAGAAAGATATTCTTTCCATTTATAAGAATCAACCACAGCTTCGGTGATACTTATTGGTGGCGGCAAATCCTTTTCAACAACCTCATCATCTAATGGAACTCTAACTCTAGGGAGACCCTCTAACTTATCTGTAGAACATGTAATTTCAAATTTCAAAATATGATCTTGATTTCTGAAATCATATGGGATGAGACGCCCGTGACTCATATAGAAGAACTCCAATTGAAGTTCCTTTATATACTTCTGTGGTCCACTGTAGAACTCGTGTGTGAGTGGGTCATCTGTACCGTTAAAATTTATAAAGTCTGTACCATCCATAAGAATATGACCGGTATAGAATGGTGTCGCTGAATATACAGTTTTTGTAAACTCATCTGACCCCGATCTTATACGAAGAATGAGGGAGTTTGGTCCTTCCAGATTAATAGCTCCTGATACAATACTATTTCCTGATGATGTATGGTTAGAAGAAGAAAATCCGATAACCTGATGGGGTGTTGTAATAGCTGTATTACTTAAGAATCCATTCTGTCCATCAAAAAATGAGAAGGTGAAGTTATTACTATTATGAGTATTTGAAAATGTTAAAGCTTCTGTATCAGTGTCAAATATAACAGAATCTATACATGTTATAGGTGGTTGCATTTTAGTATCAAGATCAGAGGCAAGGGCTGTTCCACTAGCATAATTGGTTTCATCTAAAGTAATTAGGCTAGAAGAAACATCGTTACCACCAGAACCTTTTACAGTAAATGATTTATTCGTAACACATGTGGTTAGCTGAGGGGTTGGAATACGAGCAGACACAAGTTTAATATGTGTAACGTCATAAATAGCTTCTTTGAGAGTGATTGAATAACTATTGGCGTGTGTATATACATTAGTATCTCTCTCGCCACTATCTATATCAAGGGTATGAACCTTCATTAAAATATAGGTACAATATTTTAATGAATGTTTTTGTCTAATTAATAAAGTAAACTTAGCAAATGCTGTGAGACAATGGGTTGTTCTGGAGTTGCCTGGATGCGATTCCTAAGTCGCGAGAATATGGATTCTCGTTACCCTTATAGGCGTTGAATTGGTGAAAAGGCTTCTGTTGGTAGTTTTGAGTCCAAGCCCCATTTGCAGCGTTCACACGACCATCAATGCGGGAAGTATCGGAGCGTACAGCTGTGAGGCGACCACCCTGTTTGAGTGCACTCTCTCTCACATTCATACGACCAGCGTTACCCATACGGTTAGCCTTACCACGACGATCTTCTGGACGGAACCCATACTTCATCAACTCTTCATTGTTCTTTGAAGTAATCTGAGCAGCCGCACTGGTTGCGTAAGCACCGGTGAAATTGGTGATACCGGGAGACGCATGGCTGTAGTGGGAAAATTGTTGATCGTTACGATCACTCTTGAAACGAGTGGGATCTTGAGGCACAGTTTGAGCAGATATGAAACGCTTCGCACCATTGAAACCTAATCCATCTTCACGAAGACCAGTCTCAGATCGGTTCGTGGTTCTCATTGTCTTCTGATGACTGGCTCTTGGTACAGCACCAGACATACCCTGGGCACGACCAGGCATCGCTGGAAGACGGGATGGGAGATATGCTGTGGTATCAGGTTTATTGTGTTGCAATTGACCGACAACAGCGGAACGCCCACCAGTTACATCCGCAGCTGGACCAGAGCGACCTGGAAGAGTAGTGAGACGGTAAGCACCCACATTCTCCGGGTTCACTCGGAACATCTGTTGGAAACCACCACTTGCTGGAGTATTAGCACCAATACCCAAACCTGGGCCAACCAATTGCTTTTCAACTGGGGAAAGGTTGTTCATACGACCAGTGTCGTACATACGGTTTCTCATATTGAGAATCTCTTGACCACCACTCCTCTGTTGAGGGGTGGTGTCACCAAAAGTACCCATTTCTTTCTTCATGGGGATTTCTACACGTGCTTCAAAATCACGATCAATAAAATCGGGAACATCATCATTATTATAAGTAAATTGGGGTTCTTGAGTTGGAGTTGGAGTTGAAGTTGGAGTTGATTCAACTGGATCCGGTTTAGACCGGGAACTCAATGATCTACCAGCAAAAACTAAACCAGCGATAGCTGCAAGTGAAATAGGATCCGCCATTCTTAGTTTTTAGTAACATTTTTATTAGCGTATCTTCGTTGAAAGAGGCCGTTCTGGAGTTCCGCACGAGTACTCATTGGTTCATAACCGATGGAACGAAGAGGTACCTTACACTCCATATTGGAGAGGGGGAAAAGGTTACGTTCATAGGTTGGCACAATGACTCTATTGAAACGCGAGGTAGATTGAGGGCGAAGTTGATCACTCACTTCGATGAATTGCGCTGGAGAACCTTTGCCAGCCATATAGGGGGCGGTTCCATAAAGCATAGTATTTGGACGACAGCAATAGTTAAGGGTACTGGGCTGGGGGTAAACGAAAACCTCCTCAGTGGCCTTCACCGATGGAAGAGCACCCGTATTTTGAACTATTGCAAGACCAGGTTGTAATTGGTATGCCATATTTATTATTACATGAGAATATTTATATCTAAGATGAACTAATTCCGTGTCCCCGATGAGAAACTCGGCTATCACCAGCGAGGTCAAGACCTGCAAAAGCCTCTAATTGAGTGCCTCGAGCGTTTGGACTGCACATTTCAGGGTTGGTCCTGCAATCACGTCCATTTTTGGGGCCATAACACCATTCAGCGAAAGAAGTTTGATCGCCTGGAATTTGAGAAACAGCAGTCGTTACGAACTGACGAGCAGAGGCATTGCGGTGTTGAGATGGATGGGGTGATCTAGATCTACCAGAATCATATGGGATACGATCATCTAAATACGCCTTAACAAATGGTTTCACTGTTGGGTAGTAACAGGCCTCAAGTCGGTTAGGGGCGTCCGAGTAATCCGTCATAAGTACATTAGCCATGGGATTGTCTAATGTTGGTGTTTGACATCCACGCCCGTCTCCACTCACACTAATTCCATATCCCTCCTTCACCATTTTAGACTTGTACATTACATAAAGAACACCTAAAAGAGTACTACCAAGGACGAAAATCCGTGGATCACGGCGAGTAACGTAAATGATACAACATGCGTAAATTATAAAACGAGAAGAGGCATTAATTCGGTCTTCTGGAGTTTGTTCATTATTTGGCCAGAATTGAAGAACCTGATCAGATCTAATGAGTTGCTGAGGATCTTCAAACCAGGTCTTCATTTAATATATATTAAGGTTTATTTTTTGTTCATACCACCAAGCATGCTACCCATCATCTTCATGAGAGCGTCTTGATCAAGATCACCGCCATCTGTCTGCATCTTATCAGCTACACCCTTCGCAATCTTCTCAATCTGACTGAGTGTATCAGCTGGAACGGAGTTAATTGTCATACCAAGCATATACAGGGTCTGAAGGTACTGCCAAGTCGCAGCCTTTGTAGAGTCACTCATACGAGACCAATAACTCTTAATGTTCAAATCCTTGAGAAAGTCAATCGTTTCAATCTCCTCCAAAAGAAATGATTCATCCTTACCAGAAATCTTATCCGCATAAGGAGTTACACCATTCATGAAACCATCAACAATGAGACGAGGGTTGGTGTCCTTAATCAATTCAAAAGATGTAGTCATCTTCTTGATACCCTTTTCCTCTGGAAAAGTCTTGTGCAATTCCACAAGAAATTGAGAGAGCATGTCATTAAACGCAGTGACAGACGCCATTTTCTTATATTATAAGTGTATTCTTTAAGTTTAAAAAGGTTCAGTAGAAATTGATTCTCTTTGTCCTATACCATTTGACACAATGAAGAATACTAGGATAGCATTGAGAACAGCTGGTTTAGCATACTTGTTAAGTTCTAACTTACCTTCATTGTTAAGTTGAGCCTTGGCGTGAATATAACCAGCGGTGACAACAGCGGCTATGAGAGCAGCGGACATTGGGTCTCTGAGATAGTCGGATAACTCCATTTAATTATACGCAGTTTTTTTTACACGATGATCCGGTGCGTCACCAAAGAGAACACCTTCATCTTCGTCAATGGCCTGAGGTGGAATACCAAAAGTTGGCTCGGAATGAGGTTCTAGTTCTGACTGGGGTTCTAGTTGGGGTTCTGGTGCTTCAACACCGGGAACCGTCTTGAACTCATTCTCTAGACCAGTTGGTTGGATTTGCTCTTCTGTACCCATCATGTCCTCATTCTCGGGTAAAGATTCTGACTCTGGAAAGGGTGGCTCTGGAAGGGGTGGCTCTTCATGACCATCAAATACATCCGGATCCTCGGTATCGTGAACATCACCATCTAGATCAATGTCACGGCTATTATCTTGGGACATGTACGTCTGAAGAATCTGTTGAACTGGAATGAGCTCTTTCACAGTAGACTCAATGCATAGACAAAAACGCTGTGTAAGTTGATCATCTCTCATATACTCACTCTGTTCCTCGTGGAAAATATAAGGATTTTTATAAAGATCTTTGGCAGTATTATTATAGCACGTCTGAATGAAAACCTCATTAGTTGGCAATTTCAATGAAATCTTCTTGTTATCAGATTTGAGACGAACTGCAGAGAGAATCTTAGTGCATGCAACGAAAACAGCGGCTAAGAGATCACTAAACCACGCACAGCGATCGGCGATATTACTCGCATGTTGAGCAGACATTTGATTAGACCAATTTGGAACCTCTTTGAGAAGCTTTTGAAACATGATTAGACTTTTTTTACCCTTAGAGAGTTTTGTGGCTTCTTCATACATACCATGAAATACTTCAATCATAACTGGAGACATGATGAGGCATAGTTGTCCTAAGTATTCTTTCTTAGCTTCAACGAGCACGTTTAAATTGTCCATTTATCATTGAGTGTGTTTTTATTAATAGCTAGACTACGCACTTCTCCTGTACTTATCAGCCATCTTCTTGAGATTCATCAAATCCGGAAAGTCGGTTTCTTCCGTCACAATATTCTTTTCCTTCTTCTTTTTGGGTATATTCCATGAAACATACAAATCATACTCACTCACAAGTCTCACATCAAATCCACCCAACGTAAATTGTCGTGCTACATACCTACCTGCTGCAGCTCTATCAAAAGTTGGACAGCCGATAACAAATGTGGGTACAGTTAAAAACACCTGTTTGTGACCCAATTCAACACATTGTTTTATTTTACGAGAAAACTGTTCATATATTCGTGTATATATATCCTTCCTGATCTGCTTTCTCCTTTCATCAATCCTTGTCACATCATTGATGCTGATCATTATAATTACTGCAATTTATTTTTAGCCATTTCTAACTCACCGAGAGTGGGTGTGGCCCTCTCCTTGACCAGATCATAGTTTACGAAATCCTTACCAGAAACACTATCCACGAAGGGTGCAATTTCGGACGCGGATTCAGCATCAAGTGGTTGTGTACGGAGAGATACCAATTTGACATTTCCATTTACGACTTCAAAATAGGATGCAACTATAAAACCAAACGCGAATCCATTATTTTTCACGTTCATGAAGCTACACTCGTAAAGTTCTTTGTCTTCCTTTACATACTTCTTAACATCGGTGGTCTCAATAATGTAGGTACAGAGACCAGTGCGCTTGGTGATTTCTTTATTAGTTTGGAGAACAAATTCTTGCATTAGGTCGTTATCAACACCAACTTCCACTTTCTTATACCCAGCAAGATTGGGTTTGGAATCATCTAGGCGAATACGACCAGTAGGTTTAGTGTGTCCTGAAAATCCGAACATCTCAGTGAAGGGTTCACGTCTGACTGTGAGTAACAGGACAACAGCAATAAGAATAATCATCAAATACAAGTTCATCATCTTTATTACTATGCGTTAATTTTTTTTTACAAAATACCCTTATACATATTAGATGTCTCTACTGATATATAGCCCCAGATGCAAACACTCAATGGAAGTTATTGACTATGTAAACAGACACCCACAATTGAAACAACTTGTTCATTACCATAATATAAACACTCAGGGTATTCCACCTGCATACAAAAATAAAATCAACCGGGTACCCACAATGTTGACCAAGAATGGGAAAGTTCTTATTGGTGGTGAAATAAAAAATTGGCTTGATTCTCTACTCCCTAACAAGGAGCTTGTCGGGGGTGGTTTCGGTGGAGCATGTTCTATGACTACACTAGACAGTGAGGATAATGATACTGATATGTTCTCACTGGAATCGTACGGTGAATCACTACAACCAGCTATGACACGGGAGTTGGAAGAAAAGATAAGTAGAGATGTGAGTAAGGGTGTTGCCTATTCTGATCAAACTAATTAAAGATAAAACGCGGATTATCTAGTAATATGAAATTGGTAACAATTCAGGCATCTGCCATCAAATCAACTTTTGAAGTTTTAAAAGATATCCTGAATGATGTGAACATATACTTCCGTCCACAGGGTATGTATATAGTTACACTTGATACAGCTAGAACATCACTCATTGATATGTTCCTCGCTGCTGATAACTTTGAAGAGTATGAATGTATTCAAGATGAAATCATAGCCGGAATTAACATTTCAAATACTTTCAAACTTTTGAAGACAATTACAAATAATGATGTTCTAAAAATTGAAATAAACTCCAAGGAATATATGGATATGGAAATTACAAGTGAATCAAAAAAGACAAGTACCAAATTTCAACTTAAACTTCTAGATATCAATGAGAGTCGTATTGAAGTTCCTGACGTTACAATGACCAGTAATACGATTCTACAATCTGCAGATTTTCAGAGATTATGTAGAGATATGTCAAACATTGGAAGTGAAATTGAAATCACACGACTTGGTAAAGAATTGAAACTTCGTTGTGAAGGAGATTTTGCGAATCAGGAGACGTGTATTGAGTGTCCTGAAAGTAGTCAGGAGATGAAGGGTCTTTACAGTCTGAAGTATCTGAATATATTTACAAAGGCGACGAGTATGTGTTCGTCTGTGCAAATTATGCAGGAAGAAGGAAATAGGTTTCTAATTCTAAAGTATAATGTAGCAAACCTTGGTGAAGTTAAGTTCTATCTCGCAACCAAGGTTTGTGATGATATGTTGTAATTATGGAATACGTAGATCAGTTGTACAATCCTCAGTGGTTAGAACAATTTTCTTCATACCCAGGGAGTTTGTGAGCATTATTTTAGGAAAACGGGTCTCTAAAGTTTTTAGGGTATAATATAAAAAATCTTGTAATTTGACGTTCTGGCCGTGAAAGTCATTTCTAGGCCCGGCGTACCTCTTGACCTTCTCCGTGATGTCTAATTGTGGTTTATCATCGTGATCCACGATCCATGCATGACGGAGCGGGATACTGAATATCATATTGTCCTGTTCGCATTTCCCAGGTACAAAGTTAATATCCTGTGTGATGGCTTTGTAAACCCGTCCACCATAGTTGTATTTTACACGAAGAATGACATTATACACATTTTGGGGAACGATTGTATTTCTGAAAGGTTTATTCGTAACATAACAATGATACTCATGTAATACACCATCATCCCAATCTTTACTTTCATGTTCCCAAAAGTCATCTTCAATCTTATATTTCATTTCATGGTCAATTTTATACTCCAATTCCTCTGATATAATACTATAATCACGTGGAGTTGTTAACATTTTATAAAAATGGAAAATAGTACTTAAAAGTTTGAACAACATGGTTAAGTATAATGGAAGGTAACTTTTTAAGTAGGTATAAAAACAAAGTTGAACATTGGAGACACCTCATAGACACCGATCCTACTAATAAAAAATTATATGAAAGTGAGATGTCTGATTACCTTATCAAATGTATGCCGTATATGAATCAATATGCTGATATACCGGATGAAGAAACGAACACGGATAATATATTTAATGTGAAAGAAACGGTTGGCCTAAAGAGGAAAGATATATTTTATGAATATCTCATTCAAGTGGAAAAACAAAATCTCCCTAGGGCAAGTGAATATACTAACTTAAGTGAATGCCCGGTATGTTCATACAGTAATATAATTCATGTACAAGTTACAAGTGAATTAGTATGTGATGAATGTGGTTTAGTATTGGCTGTACTTATAAGTGAAGAATTGACATACAGAGAAGAACAAGAGACCTCCGAAAAGATTGTCAATTACAGTTACAAACGAGAAAATCATTTCAATGAATGGTTGAGTCAATTTCAAGCACAAGAGATGACTTCAATACCCCAAGAAGTAATGGATCAATTGAGAACAGAACTCAAAAAAATTAAGATCAAAAAGTTGGATGAAATTACACATACAAAGATTAGAGCTCTTTTAAAAAAATTGAGACTCAATAAATATTATGAACATGTGCCATATATCACAAATATTCTGAATGGTATTAAAGCGCCAAATATGCCACAAGAATTAGAAGAGAGATTACGTATCATGTTCAAAGATATACAAAAACCGTTTGACGATAATTGTCCAATAGATAGGAAAAACTTTTTGAGCTACTCTTACGTACTTTATAAGTTTTGTGAACTCTTAGACCAAGATGAATACCTTCAATATTTTCCTCTTCTCAAGTCTAAGAGTAAATTATATACACAGGATCAAATATGGAAAAAGATTTGTACTACCCTTAAATGGGAATTTATTCCTACAATATGAGTTTAAAGGTGTGATCGTCCTTTAAATTATATGAACTGTCCAAACTATGAGGTGTGTCACAAAATGATGAAACCAGGTCTAAAGGTGTGCAGTCCATGTTTCTGGAGATTCAATAATGAAGTACTTGAATTCAGTAATGATAAATGTCCACATTGTTTTGAAAATACAACATGTGTCAAGTTCAGAAAATGTTCACATTTTGTTTGTCTCAAATGCTTCAATATAAATGATAAATGTGCGAGATGTATATAGACTTAAAGCGTTTGGTGTTACTTCAACTAATGAATGAATACGAACAGTTCTGTATAGATGAGGCAGCGTATCATATGGACAGAGCTAAAGAGGTACTCACAGAAGGTCTCCGTGACCCAAAGAAATATCATGATGAAGCGAAAGGGTTTTATAAAATATTAGCTAAACTGTTTCCTCTAATGATCCTAATGCAACACAACGAACCTCAACCTGACGATTCGGAAATGGAGGAAAGTTTACCAAATACGCCTTCTTCAGACCTGTCAGAATCAGATAATTTTGAGCCTGAAGATCAGCCTGATCATTGAGAGTCTTGATCGCCTTGAACTCTAAGATGCTCTCATTGTTCACGATAATATCAGCCCTCAGATTACCTATCACGTGACCCTCAAAGGGAATGGGAACAATCCGTTCCGATTCATATTGAATTCCATCTTTACGGAGAAGTACCTCCATAGCATTGTGATACACTCTTTCACTGAACCCAGGTCCTAGTTGGGAGTATACCTTTTCAGCGAGGGCTACTACGTCTAACATTACTTTATTGTTTAGTCTTCGCTTTAACAATCTTATTTCTCAGATTGTTTGTGAGGTTGTATCCGGTGATGTTTTTGAAAGCATTTTTATTACCAGATACAGCTGCAGATCTAGCCATAGTGGCAGAGGGTGCATTCGGGTTTCTAGGTAAGGAAACTTTTTTGAATGGGAGGAACTTGAAAGTATTTTGACGATTCTGACCAACAATCATCACAGAGTTTTTATTGAAGTTCTCTGTGATCTTCGCTATACTCATATCCTTCGCAGAGCTTACAATGCTCACATTTGGAAACCACCTCTTGAGGATTCTAATCTTGTTCTCCACCGGAAGTGGGTTTTTTGCATTACCTGTAGAGTGTGACACCACAACAACTGGAGTTTTGTTTGATTTACGTGCAGTCTCTATGACCCGTTCAATCATCAGTCTATGTCCCTTGTGGGGTGGGTTGAAACGACCATATGTGAACACAACGGATTTCATTACTATTTGTAAATATTTTATATAAAGGTTTGTATGTATATAAAAAATAAGATGCCACATTTACAATTTCCAACTACTTACGTTTATTGGGAAAATGTAAACGACCATGATCATTTGAAAAGGAAATATATGCCGATCATAGACAAATTGGAACAAACTAATCGTGATAAACTAAAGAATAAATTTGATAATTGTACTGTAAAATATATGTCTATTAAAAGTGGTAATAAAATTAATTCTTTTTTAGAACGAGAAGATATAAATAGAATTATATGGAATCCAATTGATAATTTTATAAAAGAAATAAACTCTACTTATAATTGTAAAATAAATGTAAAAGACTCAATTATAAATAATTATTGGTTTAACACTTACGATGTACACGACCACCAAGAGTTTCATTGTCATAATGGTATTCCTATAGTTAGAAATGGTAAAATGTATCATCCCACTTTTTCGGGTGTGTATATTCTAAATGACGAGAATAAATCAAGTTCTATTGTTTTTAAAACTTCTATAACACCATTTGAACATACAATAGAACCATATACGTTTGATACACGTGACAATAATGATATAAAAGAAGGTGCTGTTATAATTTTCCCCAATTGTCTTGAACATATGGTAAAAAAGTGTATAAAACCCGGAAGAAGAACAATTGCATTTAATATTTTTAGTATGTTATAAATTAAGTAGTCCCAAATATGATAGAACAATCCACATAACACCAACACCAATTACAGACACCCCAGCGATGCCATTCAGGGTCATAATTTTGAAAGTTCCACCTGGGACAAGACCTAGAACGCCACCTACGAGTGACATACTTGCGATTGATGTTATGAAAAACCCTAACATATACAAAAATAAGCGAAAATTATCATTTAAGAAGAGTGCTGGGAGTACGTATACTATACCACTTAAACCAGATATACCATGGATACCACCAACTACATAAGCACTCGTAGGGCTATCAGTGAATGTATCACCCATTCTCCATGTATTGAACTTATCCCAAAGTGTTTTACGTTCGCTAACAGCGTCGGTCTCTGAATGGATATGCGTTAGATGATGATCATGTGCTTCAGTGTGAGCATCTGATATAGATATCACGGGTAAAGGTATTCCGTCTATTGGATGTTCTATATCAGTTTCACCCCTAATGTGTTGTATACGTTTTTTTTCATTTTTATTCCATTTATAAAGTGAAAAGAGGGTTGCAGTTCCAATTAATATCATCATTGATCCCACAATGTAATCACTCGCCGCTCCAAGTTGATCCATTGGAATATCATCTCTAAAAATCATAAATATACTTGTCATAAAACTTAGACCTATTGTATGTCCAATTCCCCACCTAAATCCTTGTGATGCACATTTTTTCCATATAGAAAATGAATTACTATTTTCATTTAAATGTTCGCGTCTCTTTACACCTGCGACAAGTAGGAACAATGCACTCACATGATCTGGACCGAGTAAGACATGTGTAACACCAACTAACATTGCGACAATGAAAGAAGTTAATGGTGTAGATGTGTCTAAATAAGACACATTTACCATTTTAAATAATACACTTTAATTCTTTAATTACCATATTTATATTTATGTATCCATATATTACATATCCACTTTTCACCAGACTTTACAGGTGCCCCACCATGTAAAGCCTTTGAAGTAATTAACTCGTAGTTGTCTAAGGTATTGAAAAAGAGTGCATCACCTTTGTTTAGTTTGTATTTCCTTTTAATATTTGGGAATACAGTTTCACCATCTTCATAGTCATCATTGAGAGCTAAAATGATCGTGTACATTCTCTTGTTCCCGTTTGTATCATTGAATGTATCTTGATGTGGTTTGTAAAATCCACCTGGTTTGTAACGCACTACCTGAAGCTTTTCGCAGTTTATAAATGGTCTATCTGTGAGACTAACACACTTCTCTGTGACTCGCTTCACAATCGGGTCTTTCAAATCCAACCACGCTGTTTCACTATCTCTCATATTTTTATCAATTTTTTTATTCGCTGAGACCGTTGAGGTAGAAAACTTGCCCCCAGCTTCCTTTTTTATATGATTGATCTCTTCCTCGGTCAAGAAATTTGGTATTACTATAGGTTTTGTATATACCGGTATAAGAAACCATACCAGGAATAGAATAACCAATAAAAGTAACATCATATATTTAGTATAGATAAATATTATAGGGTGTGACACAATTATACCTTTTCCGTATTGTTATTAAAATATCATTGGTATATTCAATTAATTTTTTACATATCGTTATAATTTCGCTATATTTTTCTGGTTCAATAACATATTGTCTCAAGAGATCCCCACCCGTGTCTATGACCATCCTGAAAATATTATTAATGTCTCGTTGTCGCTCCTTCTGTTTATCACGTCTCTGTATTTCTTTTTTAAAGAATACCTCTTCAATTTCATTTAACATGTAAGCTACACGTAGGTATCGGTTATCACCGTCGTAAATGTCACCAAATCTGTATGTGAGGTCCCTATCAAGTTGACTTAGTGTCAATGCAAACCGCGTGATGTTATCTGGAGAATCTATCTCACGAAGTTCTCTAAATGTTGGAATTCCACCACATGGTATATCTCCATGTTCCCTAGATGAAATGTGCCCCCTCTTAAACTCCATATAATGGGGGTTATGAATTCTTCCCATTTCTATCTGACCCGATACCCAGTCAAATGCAGTATGACAATCTGGACACCACATTTGTCGGCACCCGGATAGTTTTTGTATCATAGTTCCACACTTTGGGCATGGCTTCGTATCCTTCTTTAAAAGTTTCATAGTTTTCACGGCATCTGGGTCACATATATGATCCTCGTGGATCTCTTCATTGCAATGTTCACAAAAGTGTCGGTCACATAATCCACAAAACCAATCCTCATTCATAAACCCTTTACACTCTTCTGTAGGACATTTTCGAATGAATTTTTTAGGTTCTTCACCCACTACAAGTTCACCACCGCGACGAAGTCTCTCAAGTTCCCGATATATTTCTTCCATGTCAATTCTTAATGTATTGACTTCCTCGGGTGCGTCTGAAATTGGTATATGCCCATTATACAACCCATATATCTGATAAAGTTCCAAAAGTGTTTGTCTATGTTCATTTATGATTTCATATAGTTTTCGCATAGTCTTTATCCTTTCAACTTCGGGTTGTGTTTCCGGCATTCTCATTTTTTCTCTATCGAATAAGATATTTTCTCTATGACGACGAAGTTCTGTGTTACGGAAAAACTTTGTACACCATGTGTCCACAAATTCTCTATCCCACATATTCTTACATCCCATACAATGTGGATCATCTGATGTTGAAAGTATGTATCTATGTGAACACGTGCGACAGATCGATAAATCACAGAAGGGACATTCAACCTTTTTGTGATTTATTTTATTGAATTTTTCACAACAAACATCACAATTTTCCATTATAGGGAAATTGTTTTAAGTCTTTAACTTTATACCCGACGACTCGCTTGTTGTCTTTTCTGGGTACCCTTCACACCTTGTCCAGTAGCCTTGGCAAGTTTCTTATTTGCCTTTCGCAGCGCAGCCTTAGCGTCTTTCTTCTTCTGGCTCTCAAGCATCGCGAGACGTCGTCGCTCACTTTCGTCACGAAGAGCCTGAGCTTTTGCTTTGTCAGCTTCAGCTTTGTTTCTGATCACCTTTTCTTTCAGGGATTTAGCTTCGATATTAGCCCTCGCTTTTGCTTTGTCAGCTTCAGCTTTGTTCCTGGCCACCTTTTCTTTCAAAGATTTAGCTTCTGCATTAGCCCTCACTTTTGCTCTCTCCTCCTTTTCTCTCATCTGTCGGTTCTTCTGTGCCTTTTTCACAGATACACTACGACGCTCAGCTTCCTCCCGGTTCTTCTTTTTCTGAGTTAACAATTGTTCTCTCCCGTCCTGTACCCTTTTTATATTTGCACCAGCTCGCTTCATCCTCTCGGCAGTCGTTTCAGTGCCGAATATATTTTTAACACCTTCGG